CTCTGCTCGTCCAACAGTAGCAGCACCTATTTACACTAAGCCTCGCTTAGAGTTCACAAAAGAGAAGTTCCTAGAGAACACCCTTCGTGCGCAATACTTAAATGATGACTCTGCTCGTCAATACATTTCAGCAGCAGCAGATACAACAGACAACGCAGGTTTAATCCCAACTCGTCAGTTAACTGAAGTTATCAACCCGTTGTCAAACGCTGATCGTCCATTTATTGATTCAATTTCTGCGGGCGCTCTCCCTGACGCTGGGTTATCTTTCGAAATCCCTAAATTGACTCAAGCCCCTACGGTGGCAGAGACAGCTGAAGGCGCAGCACCATCAGACACAGACCAAAATGTTTCTTTCTTGACTGTAAATGTTAAGAAGTACGCTGGACAACAGACTTTTTCTGTTGAGTTGCTAGATCGCTCATCCCCAGCATTTTTCTCTGAGCTAGTTCGTCAAATGGAGTTTGCTTATGCAAAGGCTACTGACGCAGCAGTCGGCGCAACACTTACAGCTGTTGCAACCGATGGTGGAAACCGCACATTAACAGCGGCTAACATCCAAGACTTTATTGCAGACGCAGCTGTTTCTGTTTACTCAGGAACACTAGGATTTGCACAAAACATTGTCGTATCACCTGATCAATGGGGTGCGCTAATGGGTCTAGTAGACGGTTCAAACAGAGCTGTATTTACTCAAACAATCAATCCACAGAACGCTTCAGGTAACCTAACACCTACAAATATCCGCGGCAACATTGGTGGATTAAACCTACGCGTATCACGCTACCTAGGTGGAACTGGCGACGGGTCAATGATCGTTATCAACCCAGAATCATTTACATGGTTCGAGTCCAGCAAATTCCGCTTGGAGACCAATCTAATTTCAACTGGTCAAATCCAAGTTGCCTACTATGGCTATGGAGCTATTGCCAATAAAGTAAATAGTGGCGCATACAAGTGGATGGTTGCATAACCTTCCGTTAAAGGAAATATCTGTGTAGGGGCTTTGGAAGCCTTAGCCCCTATACTCTAAGAAAGGACGACATGCCAGCAACAACACCAACCATTGCGGAGTTACGCAGCGTACTGGGTATTGGTTCACTTTATAGTGACACCGTTGTTGATGAGGTATGCCAGTCAGCACAAGACATAGTTTTATCTTATTTGTGGTACAACAATTACAACGCTGTGGCTAGAGAGTGTACGACTACTGTCGGAACCCTTTACACAGATGTAGTTCATAACATGAAGGTTGGCGATACAGTTAACATAGAAAATGTAGCCGCTCATTACAACGGCAATAAAGTTATTACTGTAAAAACGGATTACTCAATTTCGTTTGCTATTAGCCATGTTACGGCTGAAGTAAAACATGATGTAATTCCTTATGGCACAATTAAAGCCACTACCGCTATTGATTATGAGACTGTACCAGCTGTCAATCAAGCTGCACTCATGGTCGCCGTAGACATTTGGCAGTCACGCCAAGCAAGCAACGCCACAGGGATATCACCTGATTTTCAACCAAGTCCATACCGCATGGGTTCAACTTTGATCGCAAGGGTAAGAGGTTTATTAGCACCTTATTTAAGTCCTAATAGCTTGGTAGGCTGACATGGCTGTCGCCGTTACGACACTTCGGTCTACCCTTGCGGCTGCGTTAGAGAACGCAGGGGTGTGGCAGGTTTTTTCCTTTCCGCCTGCTACACCCATAGCAAACTCAGTAATAATTAACTGGGATTCTCCTATGTTAGAACCGTCTAACAACCAATATAACATTGCACCTAAAGCCAATCTAGTTATCACTTGCGTTGTGCCTATGCTGGACAATCAAGGTGGGTTGATACAATTAGAGGAAATGGTTACGGGTGTATTTACAAAGTTAGCCGCTTCAACATTGAAGCTAAATGTGTCAAGCGTTTCAGCCCCGTCTGTATTGGCTGAAGCACAAGAAATGCTAACTGCCACAATCAATGTAAGCGCAATAACGAGTTGGAGTTAAAATGTCAGATATTATAGATGTTCCTTCAGAGGACAAGGCTTGGCTTGCAAAAGTCGGGCAAGTAGCACCAAAAACCGAAAAGCCACAAATCGTAAAGAAAGACGAGGAATAACCAATGGCTGTATTTCTTAATAACAAAGTAGGCGTTAAGGTTAACACCGTTGATCTTAGCGATTTAGTAACCGCAGTTACCCTTAACCGTTCATTTGATGAACTAGAGGTAACAGCAATGGGTGACCTAGGTCACAAGTTCGTAAAGGGATTAGAGGCTTCATCAGTAACTATTTCTTTCCTAAACGACACCGCTGCTACAAAGACACTTGCAACTTTACAAGCTGCATGGGGTACAAATGTAACTGTAGTATTGCTACAGGAAAAAGGCACAGCTGTTAGCGCAACTAACCCGCTGTACACAATGACTTGCTTGATCAACAACACTACAGACATTAACGGTTCTGTTGCTGATATTGGCGTTCAGGATTTAACCTTCAATGTTAGCGGTGCTGTCACCGTTGCAACAACAGGTACTTTCTAAGGAGAAAAATGCTAGGACTTAAAATCACCAAGGCTTCAGGTGACGAATCTACACACGAGATTTCACCAGCGATTGAGTACGCATTTGAGCAAAACTTCAAGGCAGGTTTCCACAAACGTTTCCGAGATGAAGAAAAGCAGTCAGATATTTACTGGCTGGCTTGGGAGTGTTTGCGGAGATCAGGCGAAACTGTTAAACCATTTGGTGAGCAGTTTCTAGAGACCTTGAAAAAGGTAGAGATTGTAGACGCTGATACCCCAAATGGGTGACGAGGTATGACCTTACTTATCTAATTGCTTCATTAGCAGTTGAGACAGGCATACCTCACAGCGAATATGTAAACATGGACAGATCAATGTTATTAGCTACATTGGCATACATGAAAGATAGGGCTAAACAAATTGAGCAGCACAGTAGAATTAAAAGGCGGTAAGTCTCTACTTGTTGCGCTTAAAAAATATGACAAGAATCTAGCCAAGGCAGTCAACAAACAAATAGCTTCATACTTACAGCCTGTCGCTAAACAGGCTAAAAGTTACTTACCTAGCACAGCACCTTTATCTAGTTGGGGTAAACCTGTGTCCAGCGCAGCAACAATAAATTACAGACCTTTCCCAAGATACGACGCACTTAAGGCTCGTAGAGGTGTCAGCTACACAACAACACCAAGCAAGCCTAATAAAAAAGGTTTTGTGTATTTAGCACAGATATTTAACAGAGAAGCTGGCGGTGCAATTTATGAAACCGCTGGAAGAAAGAACCCTGACGGACGCCGTCCTGTAATGTCAACTAATTTAAAAGAGTATGGCACAACCTTTGCAATGGAAGGCAACAGACGAGGTAAGGGTAGTTACAACTCAAACAACCCTTTTGCAGGTTATCAATTTGTTAACAGTATGCCTGAGTTATACAAAGTACCACGCAGAGCAAACCAGTCAGGTCGAGTAAGCCGCATGATGAACGGACGAGTAATTTTTAAGGCGTGGGCTTTAACTTACGGCAAGGTAACACCTAAAGTAGTTAATGCGCTAATAGACGCAAAGAAACAATTTGATTCAGGAAAGAGAGCTGCCTAATGGCTAAAGAAGATTTATCGGTCAAGATTGGTGCGACCTTTGTAGGCAAAGCTGCTTTTGCTACAGCTGAAAAAAGTATTAGGAAGTTAGGTAAACAAGTATTAGCCTTAGCCACAGGCGGTGGAATTCTTGCATTTGGCAGATCATCAGTACAAGCATTTTATGAATCAGAGAAATCTGCAAAGGCGTTATACGGAACATTAAACAACCTAGGGTTAGCCTTTAAGCGAGATGAAGTAAATAAGTATGTCGACAGATTAAGCCTTGCTACAGGTATTGTAGATGAGCGACTTAATCCAGCTTTACAGGTACTACTTTTAAACACTAGAGACATTACTAAGTCACAAGAATTATTAGGCGTAGCATTAGATATATCAGCAGCTACAGGCATTGACCTTCAACAAACTTCAACGGCTTTAGCCAAGGCATTTAATGGTGAGCGTGGTGCATTAGGAAAGTTAACTTTAGGCTTTACAAAGGCTGAGTTAAGTGCCAAAAATTTTGATGATGTATTAAATTTATTGGCATATACTTTTCAAGGACAAGCCTCAGCTAGTGCTTCAGGTTTTACAGGTGATATAGACAGATTAAAAATTGCAGTAGATCAATTTAAAGAATCTATTGGTGAAGGCATTGCTAAGGGTTTTGCCAGCACAACTGGAGAGGCTAGTAATGCCGCTAGCGCTTTAACAGCTGTAGGAGACGCATTTGGCAAGTTAATAGAATTAAACTTAAAGTATGGCGGTATAAATCTATTAAGTCCAGAGTTCTATAAATCATTATTGTCTACACCTAAAACGCCAGTTGGTTCAACCTTTACTTATGATTTTGGTGTTGGTGTTGAAACGGAAATGGCTCGACACAGACAAAGAGTATTGGACGCTCAAAGATTAAAAATAGAAAAACAACAGTTAGCGATTCAGCAAAAACTATTAAAAACACAGCAAGACCAAGCCAAAATTAAAAAGTCACAGGGCTTACTTGACATAGAACAAGCGGGTGTCGTAGCTGCCTTACAGGGCAAGATAAGCGAAAATGAAAAACTACGCTTAGAATTACAGCTAGCCTTACTGACTGGTAATGCTAAAGAGGCTGACCGCCTAAGCAATGAGTTATTGCTATCTCAGGCTCGCACTACTGGACTTGCTACCTTTATTGCTAACCTACCGAAAGCCTTAAACCCGTTTGCAGATTACCCAGCCTATGTAACAATGGCATTAGCAGAGTTGGCTAAACTAGCCGCTGCTCAAAAGTCTTTACAGGTAAGTCCAACAGCTGCACCAATGAAAACCTTAGAGCAAGCAAGGTCGGAAACAGTTTCTAGCATTGCTAGGGTTAATGAGATTTACACAGACTTAATGTCCAAAATCAATTCAACTAACAAAGACAACACACCTGTTGTAAATGTGCAGGTGGCAGTAGGCGGTCAACAGTTAACAGATGTTGTGACTACCCAGCAACTAGATAATTCAGCTTCAGGCATTAGATCATCAATTAACAGAACTAACTTTGCTATCCAATGACCTTACCTGCTCAACTTAATGTCAGCCTAAACTTTAACTCAGGCGCAACCTTCGGTAACCCGTTTACTATCGGTGACCCTATTAACGGCAGACTTGGGTTTGGTATCCTTGGAGACGGAACAGCCCCAGCATTGGTAATTGATGTGACTGATGTCACACGCAGTATTAACATTAAGCGTGGTCGTAATATCCTTAGAGATACCTACGAGGCGGGCACAGCAACAGTTAGAATCTATGACCAAGACGGCAGATTTAACCCTCAGAACACAAGCTCAGACCTGTTTGGGCAACTCACACCGCTTCGTAAGCTAAGAATCTCAGCAAGTTATCTAGGCACTTCGTATTACCTTTTTAGCGGATATACAACCACTTACACCTATACTTATGATCAGGCTGAGCAAGTCTCCTATGTAGACATTACAGCTGTTGACGGTTTCCGTTTATTTAACCTAGCAAACATAACAACTGTTACAGGTCAAGCCAATGGTGATGACACAGGTGAGCGCATAGGCAAGATACTAGACACAGTATCTTTTCCTAACTCAATGCGTACCATAGATACAGGTGACTCATTGTGTCAGGCAGACCCAGCGACTACACGCACAGCCTTAGCAGCTATTGTCAATGCAGAGTTTAGCGAGCAGGGTGCTTTCTACATGGACTCTGAAGGTCAGGCAGTATTTAAGAACCGCACCGCTGTCGTCGCTTCAGCTGGTGGCACACCTATTGAGTTTAATCAGACAGGCGATATACCTTACAAAAACCTTACCTTTGCATTTGATGACAAGCTAATTATTAACCAAGCCACTATTACTCGTATTGGTGGTACTGCTCAGTTTGCTGAGGACGCAGGTAGTGTGGCTACATATTTTCCACACAGCGTTAACTACAATGATCTAGTCGTTCAGACAGACACAGACGCTAACAACATAGCCCGTATCTATGTCGCTACTAGATCAGATACAACTATCAGAATTGACTCCATGCAACTGGATTTGCTTGACCCTGATGTACCTACTGGCACAGTTTTAGGCATGGATTACTTTACTAATGTTGATATATCTAACATACAACCTGACGGTTCTACAATAACCAAGAACTTACAGGTGCAAGGCATTAGCTGGGATATAACCCCTAATCGCTGGTTAGGTACTTTTACCACGCTTGAACCAATTACAGACGGGTTTATCATAGGTAACACCACCTATGGTGTCCTCGGTGATGATATACTAGGATACTAAGGAGTACTACAATGGCAACAGGTTTTCCAGCTTCAACAGGTGATGTTCTTTCAGCTGCAATGTTTAACGGGCTTGTGACCTACACAGTAGGCGCAGCCAACACAGATGATTACACAGCAACCATTTCAGACAGTTATCAGGTCTTAGAGTTAATGAACAAGGGCACAGCTGTTGCCTTTAAGATACCCACAAACGCTTCAGTTGCGTTTCCTATTGGTACAGCCCTAACTGTGCTTAACATTGGTGCTGGTCTTTGCACAATTAGCGCAGTTACTTCAGGCACTACAACAATTTTATCGGCTGGTGCGACACCTGCTGCACCTACATTAGCACAATACAAAACAGCGGTTTGCATCAAAACTGGCACAGACGCTTGGTATGTAGTTGGTGCAATAGCCTAATGATCGGAAATATCACAGCTGGTATATATTCAGGTTTTGAAACACCACCATTAAGCGTTGATTACATTGTTGTAGCTGGAGCCGGTGGTGGAGGGGGCGATATTGGAGGGGGAGCGGGAGCGGGAGGTTTTCGTTCGTTTTTAACACAAGCATTATCTTTAAGCACAAATTACACTTGCACCATTGGTGCTGGTGGTTCTGCTGGTAGCGGTGGAACTAAAGGTTCAAATGGTTCAACTTCAACATTTTCCACAAACAGTTCATCTGGTGGTGGTGCAGGAGGATCGGCGGCTGGCAATTCAAATTCAAGTGGAAATTCTGGGGGTTCTGGAGGTGGTGCAGCGCACGCTGGTGGCGCAACATTTGGAACAGGTAACGCAGGTTCATACTCTCCAGTAGAAGGTTTTAGTGGTGGTGCACAATCTGTTCCCGAGCAAAGTAATTTTGGTACTGGCGGTGGCGGTTCAGCCTCTGCTGGTGTTGCAAATACAGTAGTTCAAACTGTTGGTTCAGATGGTGGTACTGCCTCTACGTTTAACTCTGTAACTTATGCTGGCGGCGGGGGCGGCGGTGCAAGAAATAATGGAGTTCCGGGTGGAT